GTCTCTCTTTTAATATTTTTATCAGAGGACTGTTCGGTATTCACACTAAAACTCTGGACCTCAGATAAATGCCAACCTACGAATGGATTAACAAAGAGACTGGAGAGATCACGACCAACTTTATGAAGATCGCTGATCTCGATAAATACAAAGAAGAACATCCCGAGTTGGAAAGATACTTGGGCAACCAAACCAACGGAACTATTTACGGTAAACCTAAACAGTCCGAAGGATTCAAAAACGTGATGCAAAAGATCCAGAAGGATCACCCTGCAGCGAACCTCAGTCGCTTTACTTAAACTATGCCACAAAGGAAGAGAAAGACACCCTCATCATCATTTTCACGTTCAGCGAAACAGATGCGAAGAAAGAAACCTATCAATCTTGAACATCTAAAAACCATTGAACCTATCACTCCTAATCAGGAGAGAGTGTTCAAATCATATGGTGAAGGTAAGAACTTGTGTCTACACGGTGCAGCAGGTACTGGTAAAACATTTATCAGTCTGTATATGGCACTGAAACAAGTGCTTGAACCTGATAATAATTATGAGAAGGTTTATATGGTGCGTTCTCTTGTACCTACGAGGGAGATTGGTTTTCTTCCAGGCGATCACGAGGACAAGTCAAACCTATACCAGATTCCTTACAAGAATATGGTGAAGTATATGTTCGAAATGCCAGACGATGCTGCATTCGAAATGCTTTACGATAATCTTAGAGCACAGGAAACTATTTCATTCTGGTCAACCTCATTCATCCGTGGTGTCACGATGGATAATTGTATTGTCATCGTTGATGAGTTTAGTAACTTGAACTTTCACGAGTTAGATAGTATAATTACAAGGGTGGGAGAGAACTGTAAGATCATCTTCGCAGGTGACTACACACAGTCTGACCTCATCAAAACAAATGAAAAGAATGGTGTCCTAGATTTTATGAAGATCATTCAAACTATGAGTTCGTTTGATTGCGTAGAGTTTGGTATTGAAGACATCGTTCGTTCTGGTTTGGTACGAGAGTATCTGATCAGCAAAATTAATCTTGGTTTCTAATTATGTTTAACTTAGTGGGACCTCCTGTTCCACTGACTGAAATGAATGCTGTTACTAAAACTAATGGTCTTCGTTTATATGAAGTTGGTGATGGTAAATGGTATCCTTCCGTGACGACTGTCACCAGTCATCGTACCAAGGACAAGATTATGAAATGGAGGAAGCGTGTTGGAGAGGCAGAGGCAAACAAGATCTCAGGTCGTGCTTCATCACGTGGCAATAAGTTTCATAGTATGGTAGAATGTTATTTGAAGAATGAAACTGTCAAGTTTGACGACAAGAATCCTTTAGCATCCTTTTTATTCAGAACAGCAAAGGAAACTCTTAACAATATTGACAACATTCATCTTCTTGAAAGTCCTTTGTTCAGTGATCACCTCCGTGTTGCAGGTCGAGTAGACTGCATCGCTGAGTATGAAGGTGAACTAGCAGTCATTGATTTCAAAACTTCTACGAAACCAAAGAAAGAAAACTGGATTGAGAACTACTTTGTTCAAGAAACTGCATACGCTGTGATGTATTACGAGCGGTGTGGTGTCAAGGTTGATAAGATTGTAACTCTTATCGCCACTGAAGAAGGATCTATGCAGGTCATTCAGAAGACAGATCTTGATTATTACTACCAATTACTTGTTGAATACATCAACGAATTTATGCAGTCAAAACTACAATGAAGGAATACAAAGACAAATTTATGACACAAGCGAAATTTTCTGCTGCTGTGGAAGAGGTTGTCAAAAACAGCAACGGACTTGTCAACTATATCGATGCAGTCATTGTTGTCTGTGATGATCTTGACATTGAGGTGGATACTGTTAACAAACTCATCAGCAAACCGCTGAAGGATAAGATTAAGTTTAATGCCCAAGAATTAAACTACGTTAAACGCACAAGCAGAGGAGTCCTACCAATATGACCAACCCATTCTACGAATCAGAAGTAGTACGTGGAGAAGTACAAGAGATGGAGCAACTCTATCTCGAACTAGCAAAACTATCAGTCAAGTTTGCTGAACTCGATGAGGAAGGCAGACGACAGCATCTAGAGGGAACTCTGGAACTGATCGCCAAACAGAAGGTATTCTATGCTAGACTTGCTTTGATGGCACATCAAGACGAGGAGGCAAGGTCCATCAAGTTCAAAATCGATACCCTTTCAGAGATGTATTCTGGTGGGAAGCATATCAACGAGGTTCTTGATGATATGGAGACAAAACTCAAGGATATGCGTAAGAAGCACCTTGACAACGACTAAATAGTACGTTACCCTGTATGGGTAGTACAAACACACAACACACAAAGACACTAATCAAATGGCATTCGCAGATCTTAAGAAAAAGTCTGGTTCATTCGCTAACCTGACTAAAGAAATTGAGAAGATGTCCAGTGGAGGAAAGAAGGTTGATGAACGCTTCTGGAAACCACAGGTGGACAAATCAGGTAATGGATTCGCAGTAATCCGTTTCCTCCCAGAGTCTGAAGGAGCAGACCTTCCTTGGGCACAGGTTTGGAGTCACGCATTCCAAGGTCCTGGCGGTTGGTACATTGAGAACTCTCTCACAACCCTTGGTCAAAAGGATCCTGTCTCTGCACTCAACTCTTCACTTTGGAACTCTGGTAACGAGTCAGATAAAGACATCGCACGTAAGCAAAAGCGTAAGTTGTCGTACTACAGTAACATCTACGTTGTTAAGGATCCTCTGAATCCTGAGAACGAAGGTAAGGTATTCCTGTATAAGTATGGCAAGCGTATCTTTGACAAGATTATGGCAAAGATGCAACCCAATGAGAATGACTACGATCCAGAACCCGCATTCAATCCTTTCGATCTTTGGAAGGGTGCTGACTTCAAGTTGAAGATCAAGCAGGTTGCAGGTTACTGGAACTATGATGATAGTTCTTTCACTACTCCTAATGTCTTGGGTAGTTTTGATGATGCTAAACTTGAGGAGATCTACACATCTGCTCACGATCTTGCAGCATTCACTGCTCCAGATCAGTTCAAGTCCTATGATGAACTTGATGCTCGTCTGAAGTCTGTGCTTGGTCCTAAGACTGCTGCTCTGCAGATCGATGAGTCACTTGAGGATGAGTCTGAAGGACGTGGTTCATTCAACGCTGCTGACATCACTCCTACTGCTCCTGCGTGGACAGAACAGGTGACCACTTCAACAAGTGGCACAGATGAGGATGACACTCTCTCATACTTTGCTAAACTAGCAGAAGAAGAGTAAAGAACCAATGAAAAAGTTTGCCATCGCACTCCTTGCACTTACCATCGCATCACCTGCGGTGGCAGCACATCGCCCTCGCATTAAAACTGCGGATGGATTTGAAGTACACCCATCACATTGTGTGTACGATAAACTATTCGAGACTTGGAACTGTTGGTATTCACCAGTGAGACCAAAGCGAGAGCATCATCATCACCATCATCATCATTATCGTAGGGACTATTATCGTACTCCTGTCTTCAGACCTAATGAGTACAATGAACACGGTGTTCCCTGTTATTTCTACAAGAAAGACGGTTGGTGTTTCTAACCGTGTAGAGCATAATCTAAAGCAAGTTTGGCGGTCGTCTTAAGTTTAGGACGCCGCCATTCTGCGTATGGAATAGTCACAAGAAATCCTAGGAGGTCTCCGTCTTCTACATCAGGAACTCCTACTGGTTGCACAAAGAATATACCTGCGTGTGCTACTGTCTTCCAACCTATATCAACAAAACCTAACTCTCGAAGAGCACATTCTAATTTAAGAGACTGTGAACCTTCGATACAAAGCATTAGTATCCTCCGTATCCACCACCAGAACTGCTGCCACCAGAAGAACTAGATCCAGAACTGGAACTACTACTGCTAGAACTACTTGAGGTGTCACCACTACCAGTCTGAGTGCCAGTGTATGATCCAGAAGACGTACTCGATGTGGATGTCGTGGTTGTAGATGCTTGTGTGTTATCTGTATCTGCATCTACTGCTGATGTCACAGCACCTGCTCCTCCACCACCAGATGAGATGAGTGCTGTAGATGATCCACCACCACGTGCAGAACCAGTTGACGCTGTGCTCTGACTTGGTTTTCTATAGTTAGTGATACCAATGAACTCCTCTGCCAATGTGGTAGGGGTTTTCTTATTACCTTTGGAATCTACTTCATCATTAGGTAGATACTTGGCAAGTCTTCTGAACTCATTCACAAAGTCATCGATGTATGCACCACGCAAGAGATGTATGTTACGTTTGTATTCATTCTCTGCATCAAGTTTCTCAAAGTTACTAACAGGTCTACGAGAATCAGTCTTGGTATATAAAGTCCCATCAGGTTTAACGTATTGATAGTCCTCGTTAACAGTTATACCTTCGGGTAGAATCACATTATCATTATGATCTAGGATCTCTCTGGTTTCGTAGTGACTGATTGAATCTACATC